GGACAGTTCTCTTTCTTTCTTTTCAATCTGGTCAGTCAATATGATTTGTGAATCAGGCGACGAATCAGAATACGAAAAAAAGAAAAAGAGAGCAGCAGCTCGAGAGCAAAAAGTCTCGAGAGAGGGCAGGGAAATCGGCAGCATCCCAGAGGTGGTCAACCGAAAGCGCAGAGCATCGGCAACCAGGTCTCTCAGTTATTTTCTCAAGACCTATTTTCCCCTGACGGTTTATCTGAGCCTGAGTGATGACCACAAAGAGGCACTCAGGAGAATCGAGAAAGCGGTCAGGGGTGGTGGTCATTTTGCGTTTGCCATGCCTCGAGGGTCGGGCAAGACAACTCTGACAGAGCTCTCTGCCATCTGGGCGATTCTGACAGGCAAGCGGCGTTTTGTGATGCTGGTGGGTGCTGATAAAGATGCAGCCACAGACATGCTGGCATCGATCAAGACAGAGCTCGAGACAAATGATGACCTGGCTGCCGATTTTCCAGAGGCCTGCTATCCGATCAGGTGCCTCGAGGGTGAGGCTCGGAGATGTGCGGGGCAGTTGTGCGAGGGTGAGCGCACCAGAATCACCTGGCAGGCTGATGAGCTGGTGATGCCGAGAATCGATGGCTCAAAGTGCAGTGAGTCAGTGATCAGAGTGGCTGGCATCACAGGCAAGATCAGGGGCGCAAAATATAAAAATGCCGATGGTGAGACGATCAGGCCAGACCTGGCCATCGTGGACGATCCACAGACGGAAGAGAGCGCCCACTCATCAAAGCAATGTGATGCCAGAGAGCAGGTGATCAAAAGAGCAATCGTCAAGCTGGCAGGCCCTGGCAAAGAGGTGGCTGTTTTCATGCCGTGTACGGTCATCAGAAAAGGTGATCTTGCCGATCGGTTTCTGGATAAAAAACAGCATGCCGACTGGCATGGCCTGAGAGCAAAAATGCTCTATACATTCCCTGATAACATGGATCTCTGGGAGAAGTATGACGAGATCAGACGGGCTGAGCTCGAGGATGGCAATGAGCCCGAGTCTGCCAAGCAATTCTATCGAGATCATCTGGATGAGATGAGAGCAGGTGCTCGAGTCGGTTGGAATGAGCGTAAGTATCCACAGGATGTGGACGCGCTACAGCATGCAATGGATCTCTACTTTGATGATCCTGCTGGATTCCTGGCAGAGTACAACAATGAGCCACAGGAAGATCTCGAGGATGGCCAGGTCAAGCTGGTGAGCTCTGATGATGTGATCCTGAGAACGAATGGATACAGCCGAGGCGAGGTGCCAGCCTGGGCAACCAGGCTCACAGCCATGATCGATGTGCAGCAGGATTGCCTATTCTGGATGGTCTGCGCGTGGTCTGACTCATTCAGGGGGTGCATCATCGATTACGGTTGTTTTCCTGACCAGGGTCGCAGCTATTTTACAAAGCTGGATCTCAGGAAAACTCTCAGAAAGACACTCAAGGAAAAGAGCTATCAGGCAGCCATCAGGAAAGGCCTCGAGCTGCTGACAAAAAAACTGATGGGCAATGAGTATCAGTCAGAGTCTGGCACTGTGCATCAGATCGAGAGGCTGGTGATCGATGCCAGCTATGAGCAGACACTGGTCTACTCATTCACCAGGTCATACGGTGACACTCGAGTCACTCCCTATCATGGCAGGTATGTGGGCGCCACCTCACTGCCCTTCTCCCTATTCAAAGCCAAGCCAGGTGAGAAGATCGGCCACCATTGGATCAAGCCATCTGTGAGGGGCCAGAAACTGGCGGTCAGGCATTACGTTGCCGATGTCAATTTCTGGAAAAGTTTTGTACACAGCCGGCTCTCAATTGAGCTGGGCGTTGAGGGGGATCTCTCACTCTTTGGAACTCGCAAAGAGCAGAGATTTCACAGGATGCTGGCAGATCATCTGACTGCTCAGTATTGCATCAGAGCTGAGGCTCGAGAGCGTAAAGTGGATGAGTGGAAGCGCAGACCAGGCAGAGACCATGACTGGTTTGATACTCTGGTGGGCTGTGCTGTCATGGCATGCGTCGAGGGCTCAACTCTCAAAGAATGGTCAAGGAAGAAAAAGCGGGATGATCGAGGTGGCTCAACAGGTGGGCCACCAAAGGGTAATGTGAGTTTCTGAAAGGCAATATCTGATGGCGAAAAAAGCAACCAAGAAAAAGCCGACACAGGCGAAAACAGGCAGTAACTCTGCAGAAAAAGCGCTTGTGTCAAATTCACGCAAGCGCTCACCAGGCAGACCAGCCGGCAGTCAAAACATCGACAGGCCAGTCAGTGAGGGGGTGCTCTCGATCTGCAGCTGTGGAAGCACAGAGCGGCGCACTGTGGGACAGGGGCCACTCATCCAGGCTCATGAGCACATCCATCATGGCAATTATTATACGCACATCGTGCGGCGTAGGGTGGTCTGCAGCCGATGCGGTCAGCAGCGAATGGAGATCACAAGAGAGAATCGAGGCTCTCAGAAAAAAAATGCTGTGAGCAATAAATGAGCTGAGAGCTGCTGATGAGATCGGGTCTGCTGCCGATACTGAGAGTCATGGCAACCGATGAAGTCAAGCAAGGTCGGATTGATGAGATCGATGAGATGCTGGCCACAGGGGTCACAGCTCATACGGTTGATGGTGTGTCGATGACGATTGATCACAACTCACTCAGGAAAGAGAGAGCCAAGCTGGTCAGGGAACTCAACAGCAGTGCCATCAACAGCTCAATTGATATCTCGGGGGCATTTGGATGATCAGCAAGACGATCAGAAATGCTCGGGCAAGACGGTCGAGCCACCTGGCCACAACTGGCACAGTCACATCTGGCTATGATTCAGTAAAGACCAGCAAGCGGCGCAAGGTTCCGACAGGTCGAGTCAAGTCTGAGAATCATGTTCTCAAGATGCCAGACCGTCAAAAGATGTCAGAGAGCACCTCTGATCTCTATCGCAACTTCTCAACTGCTGCCTGGTGTGTCAGGAAACATCTCGATTTCGTGACTCGTTTCGCATTCGAGGCGCGTACTGGCAATGACGATCTCGATAAGCAGATCGATGCCATTATCAGCCGGCGAATGATGCCAGCAGGCTGCCACTCTCGAGGGCTCCACAGGTTCGGCAGACTGCTGAGGATCTGGGAGTCTCAGCGGGTTATGAATGGTGATTGTGGTGTGTTCCGTTTGCGAGATGGGACAATGCAAACCATTGAGCACGACAGGATCCGCAACCCGTCAAGGCTCGATGTGAGTAATCTCGATGGCTGGGATCTGGGAGTCAAGACAAGCGGCAGAGGCAGGCATCTGGCGTATGCAGTACACAAGAGAACTCAGCGGGGTGGGTACGAATTCGAGAGAACAGTCAGAGGCTCTGATCTCCATTTGTTCGGCTACTTTTTCCGAGAGGATCAGGATCGAGGAGTCTCACCACTCAGCTCGGCCATCAACTCGTTTCGAGATGCTTATGAGGGTCTCGATTACACTCTGGCGAGAATGAAAGTGAGCCAGCTCTTTGGGCTGGCCATCTATTCTGAGGACAATGATGCAGCAGAGCTCTCTCTCGATTTTGCAGCGGGGCCTCAACTGCTCAGGCTCGGAGATGCAGACAAAGCAGAATTTCTCGAAAGCAAGCAGCCATCATTTGAGCTGCAGCAGTTTTTTGGGATCTCGATAGGCATTGCGCTCAAGGCTCTCGACATTCCGTACTCATTTTACGATGAGGCGTACACAAATTTTTTCGGCTCAAAAGCTGCTCTGATGCAGTATCTGCAGAGCGCAGCTGAAAAGAGAGAGGATGTCAAAGAGCTGCTCAGGTGGGTCACCACATTCTGGCTGGCTCTGGCTGTGGTCGATGGTGAGCTGACTCTGCCGGCAGGCATGAGTGTCTCTGACATTGCATACGAGTGGATTCCTCGAGGGCTGCCCTGGTGGGACATGATGCGAGACATCACAGCCATTAACAAAGCCATTGAGAATCAGATTATGACCAGGACTCAGGTCAGACGAGAATTCTTTGCAGACAACTGGGAGCAGGATGTAATGCCTCAATGGTCTCGAGAGCAAGAGCTGATCGATGCAGCCACTCTGGGAAGTCAAGAGCAATCACAACCGATGAGCACAGCTGATCTCAGTGCTCAGATTGATGATCTGAGAGAGTTGATTGAGATGGGGCCAGATCAGAGAGGTGAGCACAGTGCATAAACTGAGAATCAAGAAAACAAGAGCAGACAAGTCACCAGCCATGTGCTCTCTGATGGTCGGTCATGCGGATCCAGTGAGCCATGTTGATCGTGCCTCTGGCAAATTCGGCAATGGCATGATCAGTGAGCCAGCCATGATCACTCGAGGTGAGGCCCTGGGCCACTATTTCTGGGTAGATGCCGAGATGCTGCAGTCAGTGGCCAATGAGATCACAGCAGCTGGCACCACAGGGATCAAGGCCAGGCTCGGGCATCCAAGCTGGTCAGATGACAAGACGGGTAAAGGGCTCGGCAGGTTTGTGGGTGCATCAGTCAAAGGTGATACGGTTTATGCTGGGGCGTTGCACATCAGCAAGGCCTCGAGCAAATCACCAGCAGGAGATCTGGCAGACTGGCTCACAACTCAGGCAGCCGAGGATCCAGAGGCCATTGGGGTCTCGATCTCATTCGAGCATGATTATGAGGCTGAGATTGAGTTTCTCGAGGCGCACGGTGCAGTCTGGGAAAAAGACAGTTACGGCAGATATCTCAACTTAGATGAGTTCAAGTCACCAGATCCACTCAATGTGGACAACCTGCCACATGGCAGGCTGCAAAAACTGAGAGCGGCAGACATTGTTGACACACCAGCAGCAAATCCTCAAGGCCTGCTCTCAGAGTGCGATCAGGCAAATGAGGCAGATGAGCTGATCAGATACATCACAGGCCTCTCAGAAGAGATGCCAGAAGCAACCACAACACTGCCAAGCAACCTGCTGAGAGATCGGTTTTCTCAGCTGGCAGACAGCTGGCAAAAAGGGAGTACAAAAGAGATGACGAAAAGCGAGCTGAATGCAGACCGAAACAACCCGAAACCAGCTGAGCCAGTTGAGCCAGTTGAGCCACCAGTTGAGCCAGTTGAGCCACCAGTTGAGCCAGTTGAGCCACCAGCTGAGCCAGTGGTTGAGCCAGTTGAGCCACCAGCTGAGCCAGTGGTTGAGCCAGTTGAGCCACCAGCTGAGCCAGTGGTTGAGGATCTCAGCATCCAAAACCACATCAAAAAATACACTGATCGATATGGTGAGAAAGGCCTGGCGTATCTCACAGCAGGTCTCTCTCTCGATCAGGCTCAGGCCAAATACAATCAAGACCTGACTGCCGAAAATAAGGCCCTCAATGATCGGCTCTCAGCGATTGAGGCAGCCGGTGGCAGCCTGGGTGATCCTGATGGCGTTCACCATTCGCCAACAGGTGGCTCAGTTCCGAAAGAAAAGCGGAACACAATGACGGGTCTCAGTGCTGCTCTGTTTGAAGGGATCAAGGCCAAAAAGCCAAAGAGCTGAGCGGAAGTGATTGAGGAAAACTAACAGCTCAGAGATGGGCAAAATTTCTAAACTGTTTTGAAAGGCCATTAGTCATGGCGAATGAATTATTGAATTTGACGGATCTGGCAAAGATCAACACTCTGGATAATGCGGATCGAGATATTTCTGATCTGCTCGATGAGGCACCATTGCTGGCAATGTTGCCAGCCGATCTGGCCAGCAATGGCACCACTCACAAATACGTCAAGCAAACAGGCGCGCCGACGGTCGGATTTCGCGCAGTGAATGCAGGCAAAGAAAACAAGAAATCAGCTGACACTGCAGTCAGTGAAGATCTCAAGTATCTCGATGCCTCATTCTATGTTGATGTGGCAGTGGCAGACGGGTATCGAGGTGGGCCAGAGGCGTATATGGCTCGAGAGGCAGCTAGGCAATTGAAAGCGGCATTCTCAGAGTATGAGCAGCAGATTTTCTACGGGACTGGAAACAGTGCCTCTGGTTTCAATGGCCTGGCAGATGACGCAAATCTCGATGGCGTTGGTGACCTGATGGTGGTCAATGCTGCAGGCACAACAGCCAGCACAGGATCCTCAGTTTGGGGAATTCGGGCCACAGGTGATCTCAATAATGTGGTCAGCATTCTTGGCAATGATGGCCAGATCGAGATCGGAGACATCACAGAGCAGGTGATCAATGATCCTACTGATGTGAGCCTGACTCTCAATGTGTATGCCATGAAAGTGGCAGCATACGTTGGCATGCAGATCGGTGGGGCATATTCGGTCGCGCGTCTGGCCAACTTGACAGAGGAATCTGGCAAGACTCTCACTGATGCTCTCATTGCAGAGCTGCTCGAGAAGTTCAAGGCCAACCAGATGCCAACACATCTGGCCATGAGTCGGCGCTCATTGTTCCAATTGCAGGCCAGTCGAACGGCAACCAACGCAACCGGATCACCAGCGCCTATCCCTATTGAGTCGTTTGGTGTTCCAATTGTGCCAACTGACTCAATCACTGACACTGAGGCTCTGCTGGCCTGATCTGAGTTCTGAGTATCTCAATTATTAGGTTGACCAGAATATGACATTTGCATCAGCAGCCTCAATTCTATGCAACCGGCTCATCACAGTGCGGGGTGAGGCGATTGTGTACAGGCGGGGCGCTGATGCAAGTGTTGATCTGGTGGCGATTCCGGCAGATGGCGAAGAGACAAGAGAGCCAGGTGAGGGCATATCAGTTGAGGACAATGATCAGGATTTTCTGATCAAGGCCTCAGCACTGGCACTGGCCACAGCCGGGGCCATTGAGCCTGAGCAGGGCGATCAGATTGAGTGGGATGGCAGAGAGTATGTGGTGGCCTCGAGCTCGAGCAGTGAGAGAGCGTGGAAGCGTGAAGGCCATCGTGGTTTTTTTGTCAGAGTTTCAACCAGAGAGGTCTGATGGCCACATCTCCTGACATCCAGATCACAGAGCTGATCAAGACAGCCGTGAATGCTGAGACATTCTCTCAGGGGTTCACAGCTGAGCGGGTCTACTCTGCAGACTGGTCAGTCAAAGATGAGCTCAATGAGCTGCAGGTGGGCGTGTGGCCTGGTGAGTCAGAGGCAGAACTCTGGGAGAGAGTGAACCTCAGAAAGTCATACCAGGTGGGCATCACGTTTGCCAAGATCCTGACCAGGGCATCACTCGATGAGATTGATGATCTGGGCGATCTGGTCAATGAGGTGGTTGAGAGTGTCGAGCTGACCACAGTAATTGCATCGGGTCTCTCTTACGCCAATCAGGGCTGGGAGTATCTGGTTAGGTTCGATGACTCGAGGCTCGACAGGAACAAAAACACAGACAGTACAATCACATACACAGGACTCTTTGCATCAGCCGTCGTTTTCAACTTTGCAGAGGGGGGGTGATCGTGTCTCTCAGTTTCAAAGTAAATGACGCAAAGAGTTTCTTTTTTGACAGTGAGATCACAAAGGATCTTGATGATGATGCCAGGCGTGGGCTGGCTCGATTCGGTGGGCTGGCCAGGACAGCTGCCAGACGATCAATGAGAAAGCCGAGGCAGAAAAAGCTCTCTGAGATGACCAGCAAAGAGCGGCAAGAGTATCACATCAGATCCAGCATTGCCAAAAAGATGGGAGAGAAAAAGCCGCGCAGGCCAAACATGCCATCGGCACCAGGTGAGCCACCAAGAGTGATCGGTGGCCAGGTCAAAAAATTCTTATACTTCGGATATGACAAGAAAGAGAGATCAGTGGTGGTGGGGCCTGCAAAGCTCAACAACCCAACTGGCGCACCAGAGACACTCGAGAAGGGTGGCACAGTCAACACAAGAGCAGGCAGGGTGAAGGTCTCAAAAAGGCCTTACATGCTGCCAGCATTCGATCAACACATTTCCAAACTGCCAAGCCTGATCACAGGTGGCTCATAACCAGGAGAAAGAAGAGATGACACAAGCAAGAATCGGACGGTTACACAAATTCTATATTGATGCCGATGGCGACATTGCCACACCAACCTGGGTGGAATATGGAGAGATCCAGAGTGGCTCTCGATCCAGCCAGCGGAAGGTGGCAGAGGTTGAAGAAAGAGGCATCGATGAGACCACTGTAATGCTCGGGCATAAAGGTCGAGAGATCAGCCTGACGGTCACAAAGAGACCAGGCAACACAAATTTTGACCTGCTGCAGACAGCGTATGAGGATGGTGACAAGGTTGGCGTGGCCATGATGACAGGTCCAATTGCCACATCAGGTGAGCAAGGGTATCAGGCTGAAATGTACGTTACAGGCTTCGATGCCGATGAGAGTAATGAGTCAACCTCAGCAGCTGTCACTCTGAGGCCATGTGCTGACTACACCACAGCACCTGACCTGGTTGAGATTGCCTGATAAGCCAATCGGCCAGAGGTGAGAACGGAGTGGCCAACCAGCCGGCGCGGTGCCGGCAAATACAACATTAACAAAAAGGGCAGTGAGATGAGCAAGACCAGGACACAGCACTACATCGATCCGATCACTGGTGAGCGGAAAGAGATCAAAGTCAAGAGCATTGCTGACAAGTTCAAGCAAGGGGGCAAAAACAAGAAGACAGGGGCGCTGATGATCCCCAAAGAGCTGCGAGGTTCAGATCCGAATGCGCAGAAGCCAAAGACCATCACTGACACAAAGTGAGCCAGTTGATACCGCACAAAAACTCAGAGAGGGCAGATAAATGGCATCATTCAAGGATGATCAAAAACGATCCTGGTCAATAGTGGTGACGATCCCTCTGGCCAGAAAGGTCAGGGATCAGCTCGGCGTGGATATCCTCAAGACTCAGACAGCTCTGCAAGAGCTCTCTGAGGATCCATTGATGATGATCGATGTCATTTATCTGCTCTGTGAGCAACAGGCAGAAAAGAGGGGCGTGACTGATGAGCAGTTTGGTGAGGCTCTCTCTGGTGGCTCTGTTCACAAAGCGGTCGAAGCGTTCACAGAGGCGCTGATAAATTTTACCAGTCCCCAGAGGCAGAAGATTCTGAGAGCAATGCAGAGCACAGCAGTCGAGCTCGAGAGTCTGTTGACGGGGATGGCAGAGAAGAAACTGCCAGCAGCTCTGCAGGCAGCTCGGCAGCAAGTGTGTGGCACATCATTGCCAGACTGAGTGGCATTGTGGGATATGAGCCAACGGGCAGCTTGGGTGATCTGGTGGTGGCAGCTGAGGAGAGGCTGAGAACAGAGTGGGATCGAACAGCTGGGATCCTGGCGAATCAGACGAATTTGAAAGCGGGGAAAGTCGTGGTCAAGGCCAATGACATCAACCCCTATCGAGCAACTGAGAGCAAACTGCCAACCATGAGCGACATGGCTGGCCTATTGGATCCATGAGATGTCGTCAAAATCAGGGGCAATCAGAGCTGGCAGGGCCTATGTCGAGGCCTTTATGGACAGCACTCAGCTCGATAAATCTCTGGGCAAGATGAAAGACAAGCTCAAGGCATTCTCACGCAACCTGGGTGCCATCGGTGGGACTCTGGCAGCAGCTGGGGCTGCCATCCTGCTGCCACTGGCGGGAGCAATCAAGAGCTACTCAGCAGCCGGTGATCAGCTCGACAAAATGAACAAGAGAACGGGGTTTGCGGTTGAGACACTCTCGGCTCTCGATTTTGCAGCCAGTCAGAGCGGGGCCAGCCTCGAGCAGTTTGATAAGGCCCTGGCATCGATGGCTCGATTCTCTTTGATGGCATCCAGGGGCCTGGCCACAGCCACTGATGTGCTGGATGAGCTCGGGCTCTCAGTTGAGGATGTGACAGCTGGCTCAGCTGAGCAGAAGTTTCTCAAGCTGGCAGAAAAGATATCAGAGATCGAGGATCCAACTCTCAAGGCAGGCATGGCTCTGCAGGTATTTGGCAGGCAGGGGCGTGAGTTGCTGCCGATGCTGGCAGGTGGTGGCCAGGGGATCGAGGCCCTGATGGCTAGAGCAAGAGAGCTCGGCATTGTGATGAGTGGTGAGGATGCTCAGGCAGCTGCCGAGATGACTGATGCTCTGGATGAGCTCATGAGGTCGGTCAAGTTTCTCACAGTGACAGTGGCTCGAGAGTTATTGCCAGAGGCTCTCAACTTCTCAAAATTCATGACTGAGACGATCCCACAGATCAGGGAGTGGCTGAGCGAAAATGGAGACATGATCAGAACTCTGGCCAAGCTGGGGGCGATGCTGGCAGCCACAGGCGTGGGGATGATTGCACTGGCCACAGTGATCAGCTCGATGTCAACGATTGTGGGTGCATCTCAGGCTGCTCTCAAGATGATGGGGGGAACTCTGGCAGGAGTCGGGAAAACAGCCGGCACAGCGTTTGCCATTGTGGCCATCGTGGCTTTTGCGCGGGAGATCTACAAAGCAAATGCAGCGGTCCAGGATCTCAACAGCTCACTGGAAAAAAGCAGAGAGCTAGATGGTGAGCTATCTGGCAGGCAATCCAAAAAACAGCAGGCCACTCTCGATCAGGCAAACTCTCTGAGCGGTGACGAAAAAGAGGCATTCATCAGCTCTGAGCTCGAGATGGCAGAAAAGAATCTGGCAGGCATGCAGGCCTCTCTGGCTGGTCAGAAAAAGCTGCTCAATGATCTCTCACCAACCTGGCGAAGTTTGTGGCAGTCAGGTCGGGCTGAGTTCAATGTGGAAAAGCAGGAGCTGGACGGGATCAATGAGAGGCTCAAGAGTCAGAAAAAGTTTGTTGACGATCTGAGGCAGGCTCGAGCAGCTGAGGCAGCTGAGCTCGATGCCAATGCAGGCAGAACAGATGAGGAGATGAGCGGCATTGAGGGGATCCTCAAAGGGCTCAATGAAGAGCTCGAGACGATGGGGCTTGATTCAGGTCAGAAAGCCCTGAGAACACTCGAGCAGCTCAATGCCAATGAGACAGAGCTGGCACAGGCCAGGGGCAAGCTGGCAGACATTGAGAAAAAGACTCAAGAGGCTGCCAAGCAAAAAGAGGCAGAGTCAAATGCTCAGAAAGTGGCAGACACTCTTGAGAGTCTCTGGCAAGAGCTGGCAGACATGGATCTCTCACCAATTGAGCAAGCGGTGGCAGAACAGATGAGAGAGCTCGAGGCCCTGGGTGCCACTCCACAGCAGTTGGCTCTGGCTGAGGAGCTACTGAGGCAGAAAGAGCAAGAGGCCACCAGTGTTGAGAAGCCAGGCTATCAAGAGTCGGCAGCTCTCGAGGTGGGCTCAGCTGCAGCGATCAGCGCGTTTATGAGAGCCACTCAGGGTGGTGGCACACCAGATGAGAAAGTGGCCACCAACACAGCCGAGATTGCAAAGCTGCAGGCAGAGCTGCTGAGAGTCACAAAGAGAGCAGCATCTGACTCAGAAATTGTGATCGGGAGGCCAGCATAATGGGAGTGATCAGGGTGATCAGGGTGGTGGGCTCATCGGTCTCTGTTGATCGGCAGACTGCTCACGAATTCGAGGAAAATTATAAGGTAGCAGTTGAGCCAGGCACCACACCTCTCGAGGTGCTCAGGCATCAGTCAGTGCCAAAGCCATACAGCCGGCATCCAGACTTCCCAATTGCCCTGGCTGATCGAGTATTTATCGAGCAGGAGAATGCCAGGCTATACAGAGTTGATGTGCCGTACAGCTCAAAGCTCGAGCCAGGCCAGGAGCCAGATCAGCCAGAGAATCCTCTGGCCAGGCGTGTCAGGATATCAGTCAAGTCAACCACAGTGAGAGAGTTGATTCAGACAGACTGGAAGGGCAGACCACTGATCAACACAGCCGGTGATCTGTTACAGGGGATCGAGGAGGATGAGACACTCTGGCAGATATCAGCTCAGCGTAATGTGTCGCCATTCATACCATCATGGTTTGGCCAGTACGGTGGTGCCATCAACAAAGACTCAGTGAGAGTCAGGGGCCAGCTGATCAAAAAATATCAGCTCAAAATCACTGACATCGATATTCCAGATACAGAGAGAGAGAATGGTGTGGAGTTCATACCACTGAGCCTCTCAGCAGTGTATCGAGAGAAAGGGTGGCGGCGCAAGTTTCTCAACTTCGGCCTGAGAGAGAGAAAACAGATCTGGAATGAAGAGACAGAAGTTTTTGACGATATCGGGCCAGGTCCGATTGTGATCGATGGCATGCCAGTCAGTGAGCCAGTGCCACTCGACAAAGATGGCAGGGCGTATAGAGATTACCATGTGACAGATACTGATGTGATCGAGTACATCAAGACAGATGTGACACAGAGTGAGATCGAGGCCAACCTGCTCGAGTATGAGACAAAGCCTCTGCTCTCGTTTCGCAGACTTAATCTTTTTCAATAAGGTGATAAAATGGTCAGAGCCATTTTGCGTGGGGATGCCCCAACAAAGCCGAAAACAGTTGTGGCTCAATTCAACTACTTTGAGTCAGGTGATCTGGTCAGAGCAGTGATCGGGCTCAAAAAAATAGAGTACAGAGCCAGCAGCAATGAGGATGCAGCCTCTGGCTTGGCCACTCTGATCAATGCCAGCAGGCTGCCAGAGTTCCAGGAACTCACAGCCAGCAGTGAGGGCAATCAGCTCACTCTGCAGGCACTCACAGCCGGCAAGCCGTTTTTTATCACATTCGAGACTCAGGAGTCTGATAGCGTTTTGGTGAGTGTTGCTGAGACCACACCTGGTGTTGAGCCAACCAATGAGGTGCAGAGGCATCTGGTGAGCGGTACTGTGACAGGTGGGACTCTCACATACTCAAATGATTTCGGCTCAGGCACAGAGACAACTGCAGCCATTGCCTATGATGCCACAGCCAGTGAGATCAAAGCGGCGATTGTGGCAGGCTGTGCATCAGTCACATCTGCAGATCTCTCAGTGACTGGCAATGCTCTCGATTTTTATATCACATGGCAAGGCACCTATGAGGCCTCAGAGGTGGCAGAGGGCTCTCTCAATGTGGGATCACTGACAGGCTCTGGCTCGGCAGTGTTGACGAAAACTGTTGACGGGCGTGGCCTCTCTGATGAGGTGGTGGTGATTGCCATTACTGGCAATGGGTCAGGGGTGTGGGACTATGAGATCTCATTCGGTGGTCAGGCCACAGCCACTCTCGATCAAGACGATGGGGCTGCTGAGATCAAGACAGCATTTGAGGCGCTCTCATCGGTGGGCAGTGGCAATGCTGATGTGTATTCATGCCAGAGACCAGGTGGCAACAAAGACAGAATGATTGTTATCAGGTTCAAGGGCTCACTAGGTGGCACCAATGTGGGCGCGGTCACTCTGACATCATCAACTCTGAGCATATGGCGGGTGGGAGTTGTGCAGGCAGGTGGTGCAGCCACCACTGATGAGGTGCAGTTTGTCAACCTGGACAGTGAGCAGGTAACATCAGGAGACACATACACTCTCTCTCTGGATGGCGACGAGACGACAGCTCTGGCGATGACAGCGACACCAGCAACTCTCGAGGCAGCTCTCGAGGCTCTCGATGGTGTGTCTGAGGTGCAGGTCAATGCAGGAAATGCTCTGCTAAAAAATACAAATGGTTTCGTGGTCAGATTCAAAGGGACTCAGGCAGACACAGATGTCAGTCTGATGGTGCTCGACACATCAGGCCTGGACTCACCAGGCTCACCAACAGTCTCAGAGGTGCTCAAGGGTGAGGCCTCAGTCAATGAGCAGTGGGAATTGGTGATCAATGGCCTGGGTGGCACATTTTCAATGGGTGATGGCACAGACACCTCACCTGGTCTGGCATACAACATCTCAGCAGCAACTCTCGAGACAGAGATCGAGACTGATCTGGGTGAATATCCAGGCGTGAGCGTGACAGGCACAGGCACTGCTGGTGATCCGTTTGTGATCGAGGTGACATCGCCAGCAGCCACTGATGTGGGGCTGCTCACAGCCGATGGTGCAGGCCTGACAGGGGCCAGCGGCGCAGTGACGGAAGAGACAGCACATGATGCAGGCACCTCAGAGGTGCAGACAATAACTATCGGCGTGGGTGTGACTGGTGGCACATGGACTGCCACAGCGCTGGGGCAACTGCTCGGGCCATTCGATCATGATGAGCTCTCAGCAATAGTGCAGACAGCTCTGGTCAGCGCGTATGGCTCGGGCAATGTGTCAGTCAGCGGGGCTGCTGGTGGGCCTTATGTAGTGACATTTGCTGGAGACTATGCATCAACGCCAATGGCTCCAATTGAGCTGGATGGCACAGCATTGATTGCAGGCTCTGGCTCTGAGCAGGTTACAGTGATTCAGACACAGAAGTCACAGGGGCCTCAGCATGCAGATGATCCAGCCAACTGGACAACAGGCATTGTGCCAGAGACAGGCGATGATCTCATGATTGAGGATGGCACAGAGGATCTGCTCTATGGCCTCAACTGGCTCAGTGAGTTTACAGCAACAGCAGCCACAGATGTGCTCTCGATCTCACAGTGCGATTTTGCAGACGAGCAGAAAGTCAGACTCACCACAACAGGAACTCTGCCGGCAGGCCTGGCAGTCTCAACTGACTATTATGTGATTCTGATCAGTGACACATCAATCAAGCTGTCAGCCACTCGTGGTGGTGATCCAGTGGACATCACAGACTCAGGCTCTGGCGTTCACACAATTGCGGTCGAGCTGGCATCATACACTCGACGATCAGACTACACAGGCAAGATCGGACTCTCAAAACGCAATACAGACGGGACCACATACTACGAATATCGCAACCGTAAATTTAGTTTTGGCATCCAGGCATCTGGTGATAAAAAAGTTATCAGCGGGACTGGTGAGGGCTCAGGAGGGCCTCGAGAATACTTGCACACAGGTGCCTATGAGATAGATGCTGCCATCTATAAGAGCGGGGGCAGTGATGAGCCAGGGGTGCCGGCGTTTCAGCACACAGGCGAGAACTCTCAGAGCCTGGTCACAGTCTACGATGCTGAGTGCGGGTTTGCGTTCAATGCTGGCGAGGTGGCAGAGTATCGCAAGATCATGCAGCATGGTGGCCTGGTCAACCTGGGTGCCGGCTCAGTCAATGCTGACCTATTCAAAACTGATGGTGATCTCATCGCCAATGATGCCAATTTCTCAGGCGTGATCACAATTCTGGGATAATATGAAACCGGCAAGAATCACTCAGGAGTTTGGAAAGCAGCTGCAAGATCTGGTCAGAGATGGTCAGACACAGCCGGCTCATCGACCAAAGACACAGAGCAGCTCAATGGGGGTGCCAGGTTATATGGTGCCAGTCATGCTGCTCGATGATGTGGCCTCTGGCGAATCCTGCAGAGCTGCCAAGCTGATCAGAGTGGATGCCTGGTCTAGCTATCTAATAACAGCGTTTGGGCTCAAAGACTCATCAGGAGAATTCGAGCTCACATGGAATGAGGAAACTGTGAGCGGGATCTCGATCTATGCCACACCTGCCGAGATGCAGGCCAAGCTGCTCGAGTTCTCGTTTATCAATCCTGCAGATGTGCGGGTGCAGTTCGGCAACCACAGCAGGGCCATCAACAGCCAGGGAGATCTGCAGGAGTTCCAGCCATTCCGATGGATCATCAAGGTAAAGCCAGAGCATATTGCATATGGGGCATTCGAGGCAGAAATCACAACAGGCCCACAGACCTGGATGGGAGTCGAGCCGACACAACTGCAGGACTCTCACCAGGACATCGATGTCCGGTCACTCATTCCGGTGGGCGTTGATGTGAATGGCAGCACACCAATGCAGGCGGGTGCCATCGGACTGGCATCAGTCGTGCCTGGTTTCGGGTGGGTGCTCAATGCGATTGAGGCTCGCAACTTGACGGGCGATTTCTTTGAGGTTGAGGATGAGGTGGAATACTAATGAGCAAGACACCTCAGCGGGTCAATAATGGTGGCCTCTGGCTCATGAACCCACAGGCACCACAATCGATCACCACAAACATCACAGGGCTCTCAGATCTGACAGCCAGAACAAACACCGAGCTCTCTCTGACTAATCACAGGGCTGGCTGGGCGAGTGTGATCCCACCAGGCTGGCTGATCGATGTGCCAGGGACTGCCAAGATATTGACGGGTGCAGAGCCAGAGGTCACAGCAGCTGGCACTGAGTTTGAGGGTGAGCACATTCTCAGGATGCAGCCAGTATTTGCGTCAGAAAATGTCCCTGGGTCTGTGGGTCATCCGAGATATCTCACAGGAACTCAGCTCGGCACTGTGGTTGAGTCAGGGCCAGTGGCTCATGTGGCGTGGTATGACTCGATCAAGTACGCAGAGAGGGTGCAGGATTCAAACACTGAGTTGAGCACAATCCGTAACTACTACTGGTCTCTGTATTATGGTGACTATCCACTCAACATCGGGCCATCGGTGGCGACGTATCCAGGCTGGTGGCTGGTGGCGTTCTTCAACCCAGGCACTGAGCCGTTTGACGGGAACGTGGGCAGGTGGGAATTCTGGTCAGAATGGGCATTCTCTCATCCATTAGAAGACGCCGGACTAACACCAGCAGCGTCAGGGCCGGGTGTTGCTGATCACGCAAACCAGAGATCTGAGTCAGCACAGGTCAGGTTCAACCCTCTGGGCGCAAACGTATTTCGGAGAGTCGGCACAAATGGGATATTGCAAGAATCAATCACAGCGAGGCCATTCTACGGATGACAAACACACAGCAGCATCTCGATCTCTGCCAAGCCTGCCCTGCCCTCTCTGTGGATCGATGTAAGAGAACAAACAGGCAAGTCAGGGCAATGGCCAGGGATGGCAGCCAGGGGCCTGCTGGGTGCCTATGGCCAGGATCAAAACAGGCACCAACTCTGCAGAAAAAGCGCTTGTGTCAGTTTGGCGCAAGCGATCAGCGACCAGAGAAGAGGGAAATAAAAGATATCAGGATTGCGGCGTGTTTTTACAACCCTCAGAGATATACCAGAATCAGGCATAATCATGACCAGTGGATAGATGGGATGAGGAGATCTGGCATCGATCCATACGTCATTGAGCTGGCATTTGATCAGGATCCGTACCAGCTACCAAAGGGGCCAAGAAACTATCAGGTCAGGGGGTCCAGGTCCGATCATCTGTTATGGCAAAAAGAGAGGCTGCTCAACATTCTGATTGATCACATCCCTGACTGTGATGCCATCGGGTGGTTTGATTGTGATCTCTTATTCATGAGCCCTAATTGGGTGGAAGGAATCAGAGAGACACTATCAACTCACACTATATGCCAGCCATTTGCTGACAGTTATTTCGTTGAGGCAGACGGCTCACTCACATGCCTCAAGAGGTCAATGGGCTGGCATGCAAAACACGATCAGGCAAACTATCTCAATTTCGGCAAGTCTCATCCAGGGTTTGCGTGGGTGGCTCGAGCTGACTGGCTGAGAAAGAATAAGCTGCTCGATGATTGCATCACAGGGGGTGGTGATTCTCTCATGATCAAGGCGACCACAGAGACTCAATTATTCATTGAGAGATGGCTCAATGCTGACTGGAAAAAATCGGCAGAGAAATGGGCTGAGCAGTGCAGAGTTGACGGTGGTGTCTCAATCGGATATGTGCCAGGCGCAGTGGCTCATCTCTATCATGGGAAGCGATCAAATAGAAAATACAGGGAGAGGTGGAGCTACCTCACAGACAGCGATTTCAATCCAGGCACAGACATTGAGACGGATCCAGCCAACGGGCTGATCAGGTGGACTGAGACAGCACTGAGGGAAAAACCAGAGATGGTCTCTCTCGTGAGGGGATATTTTGCGGAGAGGAAAGAGGATGAAAAATAATGACGTACACATTTTCTCAAGACTGGGTTTCAGCCAGGTCCAGTGAGTGGGCTGGGCATTTTTCTGAGCTCAAGGGGCAGCCAGGGGTCAGGATGCTCGAGATAGGATCATATGAGGGCCGGTCAGCGGTCTGGTGGCTCGAGAATATCCTGACACATGACTCAGCCAGCCTGGTCTGTATTGACACCTGGGCCAAAGCCTCAGAGCGTGAGAGGGTATTTGATCAGAACATCGTCAACACAGGCCAGAGCCACAAGGTGAAAAAAATCAAGGCACTCAGCAGGAAAGCTCTGGGGTGGATTCCTGACAGGTCTCTTGATGCCATCTATATCGATGGCTCACATGAGGCCAGAGATGTGCTGCTCGATGCTCTGATGGCCTTACCATTAGTCAAGCCAGGGGGGGTCATGCTGTTTGATGATTATTTGTGGCCTAGAGGGAACTCAAAACAACACGGACCACAAGAGGGTATTGACTCGTTTTTGTCGATTTGTGACTGGCAGATCGAGATCATCCATTCTGGTTATCAGGTGGCAGTCAGGGTGAAGTGATGCAGCATTAAAAAATCAGCCAGAGCACTGCCACCACTGTCAAGAGTATTGGCACACCAAAGACGACAAGAGCGACAACAGAGCCAACATCAGCGGCATTGAGCTCAGGGCAGCCACAGCGAGGGCATGCGCTGGCCTGCCCTGAGATATCAGCCTGGCATTCTTTGCAGTTTCTCATCAGAAAGCCCTGCCTATTCTTTTGGTGAATTTCGTTGACAATATAACCATGTGTTGATATAACAAAAGCCCTCTGGCAATAAGACCAGAGGGCCGGTGGTTTCAGAAATGCGATTCTGAGCCACCTGGGCAGCCGAGACGAAACAACCGTCAGGGATGACCTGCTATATATGATATCGTATTACATTACAAATAAACACATCTCTGGCCTCAAATTATCTCGAGGCCCACCAGTTCCGATCAGCAGCCATTACTGCTGAATGCGCACAAAAAGCCTGCCAGGTAGCAGCCTGACAGGCCTGATGTGTATTCAGTCTCAAGATGCTCTGGTCGGAGTCACTCAAGATGTCTACACATCATAAAGATTGTATGCGCGGAGTCAAGACAGATGTGGACTCTGATGTCACAGCTACAATGATGAAAATGGCAATTGAGAGGGGTTTTACAGCCATTCCCTCTCTCTGTGGTGATCACTATTTTCCTCTGGATTTCATAATCTCTGAGCTGCTGGGCAAAGAGGTGGGGAGATCCTTTGACAAAGAGCTCACAAACTGGCGCAGGTCTGGCCTGCCAATGCCAGAGCCACATGCAGGGGCAAAGGGCAGATATTATCAACTGTTTGATTTTCTCGAAAAGTATCATGAATTCAAAATACAAGAGAAAGGGAAATAAGAGAGTCGGCAATGGTCGGGGCTCGATCTATCGGGACTCTGCAGGCAGATGGAGAGCCAGCCTGGCCTGGTCGATCAACGGCAAACAGGTCAGAAAATACCGAACAAGAAAGACCAGGCGAGAGGCAGAGGTGGCTCTCGATCAGCTCAAGGCCCTGGCAGGCCAACCAGAGGCCATCAAGAATCAATCGATCAAGACGATGAGAGAACTCTTTGAGATCTGGATTGAGGCCAAACAGAAAGCAGGTCTCTCTCAGGCCACTCTGGCCAATTACAGAAATCAGATCAGCGCCCACCTGCAGCCGGCATTCGGCAGCCAACTGGTGAGGGAACTCACAGAGGATGAGATCGAGCTCTGGCTGGATGGGTCGAGCCTGGGCAATGCCACTCTCAATAAATGCTGTATTGTGCTGAGAGGCTCTCTCAAGATGGCGAGAAAGCAGAAGCTGATCGAGATCATGCCTATGGAGTCTGTGCATGCTCCCACCTGGAAGCGTGAGAAAGAGATCAAGCCTTTCAACAAAAAAGAGGTGGGCATTCTGCTGGCTGCTAAGAATCACTATCAGTGCATGCTCAGGCTCATGCTCTCTGTGGGGATGAGGCCAGGTGAGGTGGCAGCACTGCAGTGGGGTGACATCGATTTCTCTGCCAATGACAACAATGCCAGCAGCGGTGTGATCAGGGTGAGCAGGTCTCGAGCTGAGGTCAATGGTGAGGTGATATTCAAGACACCAAAAACAGCATCGGGCGTGAGGTCGATTGCAATGGATCCAAAGCTGAGACAGGCCCTGACAGAGCACAGAGATCAGAGACTCAAGAGGGGAGTGGTGCCGAGAGATGGCCTGGTGTTCCTGACTCCACATGGCAAGGTGATCAGAAAAAACAATCTTCTCAATCATTACTGGCAGCCACTGCTCAAGAGGCTCGACAAAGAGCACAGCCATGATGACTCTGTTGATTTCTCTCCGCGCGTGATATACCACTGCCGACACACAGCAGCCACTCTGATGCTGGGTGCCGGCGTGCCGGTGCATGTGGTTTCGGGGATTCTCGGGCATGAGCGCATCTCATACACATGGGATCTGTATTCTCATCTGTTGCCAGAACAACAAAGAGCGGCAGTGGATGCTCGATCTGAGTATCTTTGAGATTCTACTGCTGCCCCACTGCTGCCCTCGAGTGCTGGCGAGACTCATTTGAGCCTATGGACATGGAGGGACTCGAACCCCCAACTTCTTCCGTGTAAAGGAAGGCAGGCCACTGATCTCACAGGCTCTCAGTGCCAGACACTGCAGGGCCAGTCTCTACTGATCAGGATTCTCACAGGCTCTCATGCAGTGCGTCTCTGCTGCTGCCCTTACTGCTGCTTTCAATTCTCAGAAAAAAAACCAGATTCAGTGTTGACGGTCAGGAAAATAGTATATACTATTAAACCCATGAGAGAGACAGCCACACAAATTGACTGGATTGAGAAAAAGACAGCTGAGCTGCTGCGGGCAGCAAATAGGACTGGCTATTTTGCTGATGTCATATCAGATGCCAAAGACTTTGCAGCTGATGGCTACTCATGGGATGTGGCCTTGATGATGTCTCTCGAGTATTGGAAAAACTGAGTCAAACAACAACAGGAGAAATGAGATGAGATTTCAAAAAGCGATTAATCTGTGGGCTGGTAACAACATTGAGAGACTGATCTCTGGTCAGCTCATCCTCCAGGCTGGCCAGTGGGTCTATTGTGGTAACACAAAGGCCTCCAGGTTCTGTGGTGTCACTCCATCGGGAGTCATTGTGGCTGCTCATCCAGAGGGCAAAGAGCAGGTTGTCAGAAAAGAGAGTTTCCAGGCTTGCATGGCTCATGCAAAATCGAGAAAGGTGGTGAGGTGATGATCACTCAGAAAGAGAGAGAGCTGCTGGAAATGACCGGGGGGGTATGGATTGTCACATGCTATGCAGACGCAAACCAGAGAAAGAGGTATCAGTCAAAATATGTGAGAGCATCATCAAGAGAAAAGGCCTGTGAGGTTGGGATTGAGCTGACTCGAGGAATTTTGCCTTATGCCATTCCGTGGGATCCTGCTGTCAATGGTTGTCATGGCTATATCAGAGAGGTGCAGCCATGATGAAAAGACAATTGATAACACTGCCACATGAGCACCTCGAGGCATTCAAAGCCAGAGCTGCCAAGCAAGGCCAGAGCCTCTCTGAGTTCATGCGAGATGCAGCAGTCAAAGAGCTCACCAGGAAAGAGCAGAGAGCTCTGCCAGAGATCGAGGAGACCAGAGGCAGGCCTCGAAAAGAGTAACAACCAGGAAAGTCTCAGAGCGGTTGAATCAAATCGATTCAGCCGTTTTTTTTGTGCGCATTTCCAGATCGTGTCAATGCTACTTTGCACGAACATTGAGCGCCGTTTCTGACCTATACGGCACCTCGTGACGAACAAAACACGAACATAAAAAAGCAGGCTCAGATCGGCATATATGATCTCTCTCGCAGGACACAAGCAACTCACTCAGAGAGAGCAATCACATGCCGAGATCAGGAATCAAGGGACTCGAAAGAGATCAGCAGCTGCTCATTGAGGGCAGCTCTGGCAATCATTTCTGGCCACTCTGCAAACTTCCAGAGCATCAGCTCGACAAGCGGCAGCTTCCACACAGCGGAAAACGATCAGCGGCAAAGCCTGAGCCATTCCCGATGGCATCAATGAGATCTTCCTGCCTATGTGGTGCTGGCAAAGTTTATCGAGAGTGCTGCGCTGGAAAGGGTATCTGATCGATGTGTGACGATCAACAGCCAGAGAAATACGTCAACAGCCGAGAGGCGGGTGAGAGGCTCGGGAAGAGTGTGAAGACGATCAGCCGATACTGCAGCAATGGGACACTCAAAGCAGTCAGAGATCGGAACTCTCAGCAGCTGCTGATCACAGAGTCAGAAATAAATCGATACATCTCAGACAATTTCGTTGATGCCAGAGATACCAGGTACATCGACAGCTCAGCTATCGAGTCAGCACACCAGGCAAGAGGCCACTGACAGGGAGAGAGGGATCTCATGGTTTTTACGAAACAGCAGAAAGAGCAAGGCCAGAAAATGGTGATCAAGTGGAAAGAGAAAGAGGATCACACAGAGCAAGAGAGAGACGATCTGCTCAGGCATTACTGGCCACTGGCTCAGATTCTATCTCGAAAAAAGCTGAGGACTCTGCCAATTGCAGCAGCAAGGTCTCTCGATCCTGATGAGTTTGCAGCTGAGACAGTGATGGTAGTGCCGGGATGTGCTGACAGATATCAGCCAGATCGAGATGTCAAATTTTACACATACGTAGTCAACCGGATGAGAGGCCAGGTGATCGATCAGCTGAGAGCTGCTGACTGGCTGCCGAGATCTGAAAGGGAAAAAGATTATCGAATCTACTCAGCGTCTATGGGGCTGCCGTATTATGAGTACAAAAAGACCGTTACTAAGATCAGCTCAGCCAATGATCTGTGGGATGAGAACAGGGCCAACTCAAAGCTTGACAGCTATTTTCACACAGCCAAAGACGAAACAACCAGAGAGGTTGATCTGCTCGATCAAGTCAAGTTTCTGCTCAGGCCATTGCCAGAGAGAACACAAGAGATATTCAGGCTCTATTACTGTGACGGCAAGAGCATGAAAGAGATAGCGGCTGTGATGTGTCTATCAGATTCGAGAGTCTCACAGCTCCACAGCAGCGCTCTGGTTTTACTCAGGGAATCAGAGGCAGCAAGAGAGAGGCAACTCGAGCTCACCTGAGATGATCCTGCAGGATTGCAGGCGGTGCCATCAGGATCGATGGCGCAACCCGATGAAATAGGGACTCAGCCACAGATGGCCATCTCGGGCCAGTTCGATTTTTAACACCAATAACAGAAAGCAGAACACATGAAAGCAATGACCAGAAGTGGCAGAGAGATCGACCTGGCCAACCCGATGCCAGAGGACATCAGTCTCTCAGATATTGTGGTACCACTGGCCAACATGCCGAGATACAACTGCCAGTCTGTGAGAATGCTCTCAGTGGCTGCCCATAGCATTGCACTCTCTCGAGTAGTGCCAGGGCCTCTGAGGGCTGCTGCTCTCTTGCATGATTCAGCTGAGGCATACACTGGCGACATTCCAGCGCCAATCAAAGATCTGCTGCCAGCATCAGCTCGGATGATCCTGACAACAATAGAGCATCACATCCTGCTGGCCATCCAGGAGAGTCTGCAGATTCCGTTTATTGATCAGATGCAAGATCTCATGAAATATGACACAGAGATCAGGGATGTGGAAAAGCTCATTTTATACGGTCAAGGATACGTCAGCGCAGGGTATCTCATTGAGCACAACAGGACTCTCAATTGCCTCAGCTCTCTGATGGCAAAGACACCTCACCAGGTGGCTCTTGAATACATCATTGAGCTGGTTGATCTCTCACCACAGATCAGCAGCCGAGTGGCAGAGATGCTCAATTACGATCAGCGATTGAGGGAAGAGAAAGCGGGTGCAGCATGAGCACAGACACACAATCCGCAAGAGATATCTATGAGGCCATCTCGATCATCCAGAACAGGCTGCCAGTGATTGAGAAGTCTGCGAAAAATCCATTTTTCGGCAGCACATACACACCTCTCGAGGATGTCACAAAAAAGATATTCCCGATGCTCAGAGAGCTGGGTGTGGTTTGCCTGCAGCCGATATTGGAGACTGACCAGGATAACTCGATCAAGGTCAAGACGATCCTGAGACACATTGAGACAGGCAGTGAGGTTGAGTCAGTCTGCCAGATGCCAGTGGACTCACCAAACAGCAAGACATCTGGCAAAAAAGTGCTCAACAGTCAACAGGCATACGGGTCAACGATCAGCTATGCCAGGCGCTACTCTCTCACTGCCATCCTGGGCATTGCATGTGGTCATGAGGATGATGACGGGAACTCAGCCAGCCAGGGTGATGATCAGCAGCAGGCTGAGCCATCGGCAGGGCCTGATGAGAGCCAGCAAGAGCTCGGCAGGTTCAAAGAGTGGCTCAAGGGCATGGCACCAACCAGAGAGGATGGTGAGGCTCTCTGTGCATGGCTCTCAGTTGATGCTGTGCCAGGTCTCACTCTCAATGCTGCCATCTCTCAGGTGCATGTGGCTCGATCAATGGGGCGAGCCATTGCAGACATCACAAAAACTCAGGGCATCGATCCAGAGATCATGATGGCCAATGCGCGTGACTACTACTCAAGGCACAAAGAGTGATCTGAGTGAGTGGTGGCCATTTCAACACAAGCAAACAGGAAAAAACAGATGACAGATACATCAATCAAACCAGCAGACCTGCTCAACAATCCAGCCAATGCCGAGATCTATGGGACGCAGCCAGATGATGATCTGGTTGAGTCAGTCAGAGAGTATGGCATTCTCGAGCCAATCGTGGCAGATCGAGAGAGTCTCACAATCATCTCAGGCCATCGGCGCAGGCAGGCGGCCATTATCGTGGGGCTGGAGTCAGTGCCAGTGAGGCTGAAAGATATGCCTGACTCAGCCAAGCAGGGCATCATGCTCATTGAGTCGAACAGGCAGCGTGTTAAGACCAAAGAGCAGATTCTCAGAGAGTATCAGTATCTCGAGAGCTGCCTCTCTCTTGTTGCCAAGCAGGCACAGAGTGAGGCTGGTGGTGCTCAGCCTGGTGGCAACAAAAAGGGGCCAAGAAAAAAACCAGCCAAAGACCTAGCAGCTGCCGATGTGGGATTAAGTCGCAACACAGCCGAGAAAGGCTCAAAGGTAGTGCAGGCCATCGATGAGGCTGAGGCCTCGGGTGATGAGGAGAAAGCCAAAGAGCTCAGAGAGGAGCTCGAGAAAGGCTCTGTCAGTGCTGCTCATCGAAAAGCAACAGAGCCAGAGAAACCAACAGAGGGGCCACCTGATCGATGGATGACCAGTCTGCAGAAAGATATCACGTCAGTGGCCAGGCGTGTCGAGGTGGCGATGGAGAAAGACCAGGCTGAGCGAGGTGATGAGACCAGCTCTGTTGACAGGTGGGGGCAAGAGTTTCTCACCAAGCTGCGCAATGCCAGAACGGTTTTAACGGTCAATAAGCCAGCCGCAAAGTGCTCGACATGCAAGGGCCAAAAAAGAGCAAATCCATGCTCTGACTGCTCAGGCACAGGCTGGCTCACGAAAAGACAAGCAGAGATTCTCATCGGGGGTGCATAATGAAATGTTATCGATGCGGAGAGTGGGACGGTGAACGCTGTTCCTGCAAAGACGGACAGACGATCTTCAACGGTGACTGCCGAGAGATTCTGCCGGAGTTGCCGAAGGTTGATTTGGTGCTGACGGATCCACCGTATGGGATTGGTGCACATGGCGGCATCGGGAAGTACGGGCGTGAACGAGAGGAAAAAAAAGAACACTCGGCGTGGGATTCAGCAAGACCAGATGACTGGACCATCAAGGCTGTAGTTGAAGCTGGTGCGGATTGCTGTATCTGGGGCGGGAATTACTTCAATCTTCCCGGATCGCGGATGTATTTAGTTTGGGACAAGGGTGCCGGATTCAAGGGCAGAGATTTTGCGGAGTGTGAAACTGCTTGGTGTTCTTGGGATGGTAACGCTCGTATCTACCAAAGAGACCCCTTGGCGTGTGGGGACTATCACAATGGAAAGAAACAGCATCCAACACAGAAACCGGAGGCTGTCATGAAATGGGCCTTAATGCAGCGGAGAGCCGAAACAGTCCTCGACCCCTTCATGGGCAGCGGGACAACCCTGCGAGCCTGCAAGGATCTCGGTCGACGTGGAATCGGTATCGAGCTGGAAGAAAAGTATTGTGAGATCGCATCTGAGCGGTTACGGCAAGGGGTGCTTTGCTAATGCAGAAATCACTCTTTGATGACAACCAGAAAAGCCAGCCGGCATCACAGATCATCATGGATCCATCATTCCAGGATCGATGCTATCAGGCTGAGGCAATCGCTGGCTCATTCGAGGCCTTTGATGCAGGTGAGCCAGGTGCATTGGTCAGAGCATTCACAGGCGCTGGCAAGACTTACATGGGAGCCAGAATCTCAGCCGAGTGGCTCAACAGGTCAGAGAGGGCTAGAGTGTTTGTGTGTGCTCATGAGCGCCAGCTGGTCAATCAGTTTCGAGATGAGCTGATTGAGTTTCTGGGCATACCAGTGGGGCTCGAGATGTCGGACGATGGGCGCATGAGCTACGGGCCAGGCTCACCTCGAGTGGTGGTCAGCTGCAGAGCAACTCTCAGGGAAGATCAGAATGGCTGCTCAAGGCTCTATAAATTCAACCGGGATGAGTTTGACTGGCTGCTCATTATGGATGAGGCACATCGGTGGGCATACTCTCTGCCGTCGTGCAGGCCAGTGCTCGAGTGGTTTGAGGCCAACAGTGAGAGCAAGAGGCTGGCGCTCACTGCCACACCTGAGAGATCAGATGGCATCAGTCTCGAGCGGATAGCGCCAGCAGTGGCTCTGGATTATCCAATGTTCTCAGCATCAGGGCCATCGGCCATTGACGATGGCTGGGCTGTGCCATTCGATCAGAAATTCATCCACGTTGAGGGCGTGGATTTTAAGAATCTCAGAGAGGTGGCTGGTGATTTCGATAAGAAAGAGCTCGAGCAGATACTGCAGGAGAAAGAGCAACTGGCCTCGATGATCAGGCCTCTGCTCGATCTCTGTGGTGATCGTCAAACAGTGATTTTCAATGCAGGCGTTGATCTGGCCAAAGCGGTGGCCAGGGCTCTCAATGCAGAGCGGTCAGTGAACGGTGCCACACATCGTGAGGCCATGTGGCTCGATGGCTCAGTCAGCGATGAGATCAGGTCTGATGTGTTCAAGCGGCATCAGGCTGGTGAGTTCCAGTTTCTGTCAGTCTGCGGTTTATGCCGAGAGGGTTACAATGATCCAGGCATCCAGTGTATTGCCATATTCAGGCCCACAAAGAGCTCAGGGCTGGCAGAGCAAATGATCGGCAGGGGATGCAGGCCACTCAGAGGGACTGTTGACGGGCTCGACACTGCAGAAGAGAGACGCGCGGCGATTGCCGATAGTGACAAGCCGACATGCAGGATCATCGATCTGGTGGGTGCCTCTGGCCTGGGGCAATGTGCCACCACTGCTCATCTTTATGCTATCGGCCAGGATGATGTGCCGGCTCTCGATCTGAGCGTGAGAGCCAATGAGATATTGATGGCTCAGGATGAGGATGAGGGGCCTGCTGATGTGGGGGAAGCGATCAAGAAAGCTCAATCAGAGATCAAGGCAGACCAGGCTGCTGCCAAGCTGGCAAGAGCAGAGCAGGAGCGGATCGAGCAGGAACGAAAAAATAGAGAGGCCACCATTCTGGCTGATGTCAAGTATGAGGTGACAGGCACAGCGGCTCACAGCTCGATGAGCTCGAGCACAACAATGGCCACCAGCAAACAGATCTGGCTGCTGGGTGAGCTGGGAGTCAGCAAGGATGTGGCAAAGGGTTACACAAAGCGGCAAGCCTCGGCAGTCATCAGCAGGCTCAAAAATGGCACCAACTCTGCAGAAAAAGCGCTTGCGTCAAAATCACACAAGCGCTCTGGCAAGGCCACTGATCAACAGTTGAGGGTGCTCGAGAAGTTTGACTGGCCAGCCGGTGATGATTGCACATTTGAGCAAGCGGCGCAGGCCATCAATGAGATCAATGAGACAGTTCTGGCACAGGAGTGATCATGGGACGAAAGCCAAAGACAAACAGAGTGCCAAAAACCAGAGCGGGTGGTGAGTGGACTGAGGCAGCTTTCTGGGGGTTTCTCAGATCGGCACTCAGGCAGGCCTCGAGGCGATGGCCACCAATTGTGAGGCATGTGTGGCAAGAGGATGGCGTGAGGCGTGATAGTCAGTCAGAAAACAAGCGGCTCAAATATGAGTATTGGTGCTCATGCTGTGGTGAGTGGTTCCCAAAAAAAGAGATCCAGGTTGAGCATATCGAGCCATGCGGAAAGTGCAGCAGCTGGGAAGAGTTTAGAGATTTTGCTGAGCGTTTATTTGTAGAGGCAGACAGGCTCAGGCTCTACTGCCGAAAATGTAATCAGGAAATGGCACTCAAGGAAAAACAAGAAAGAGAGGCGGGTCAATGATATCACCAATTAAGCTGACAACAGCTGAGGCAGCCGGGGCTCTGGACTGCTCAGAGAATTACATCAAGCTCCAGGCAGGGCTCGGCAGGATCAAGATCGAGGATGGCCTGGTCAATTACGAGAGCCTGGTGGGATACTCACAGACCAGAGAGGATGATCTCAATGCTGAGAAAGATGATCTGTGGTGGAATGAGGCAGCAGCCGATGCTGAGGATGGCAGAATCGTGGCAGTGCTGGCCTCTGAGATCGGATTGCAAGAGGCATCACAGCTGACATCTGCAGAGCCAGGCTCTCTCGAAAAGCAGGCCATCATGAGAGCCAGGGTGAGGCTCGGGCTGCCATTGCACATGGCAGGTGATGAGTGGGGTCCAAAGCGTGTAAACAACACAGCCTCATTTGCTGGCTATGGTCCAAAACTCTGAGAGAGCTCTCGATCAGATAACAGAAAGCAGAGAGGTGATTATGAGCGGCAAGAAAACAGTGTGTATCTTTGGGCTGATGTGGTGTGTGGCTCTGGCTGCAGGGGCAGTGATTGTGACACCAGAGGATCCTCAGCCGGAATGGCGGGAGACTCAGTGGAGCGCTCACCTGGCTCAGAGAATGGGTGCAGAGTCAGAGGTCATACTGCCAGACAGATCTCGAGCTGACATAATGACAGAGACCACAGCCTATGAGGTTGAGTGGTCAGACAAAAAAGGCGAGTCAGTCTATCAGGCCCTGAGTTATATGCTCGAGGGCAACAAAGAGAGCGCGGGCATCATCCTGCTCTGCAGAGGTGACTGGCAAAAAGACAGGCTGCAGCTGGCCAGGGTGGTGGCCTATCTGCAGGGGCATGGGGTGCCTATCAGGATGGAGACAATCAAGGCAGATTGATAATCAAGACACACCAGGTTGAGAGCCATCCTGGCCACATAGGTCACACAGAGACCACTCAAAACTCTCAGCAGCACAACCCGTGAGCGGAATGATCTCAGAACACCTGGCCAGGCTGGCGAGAATTCGCAAACTCTCAGCCGTTAGTCAGTCAAAAAACTCACCAGGGTGCTGCTCAATCTCATGCAAGCGTTTTGCGTGAGTCAGTCTCTTTGGGGGAAGTGCGCACCAATAACATGCAAAACACAACTCAACATCAGAAAACAACTCTGGCTCTGAGCTATCTGAGAGCAGGTCTCTCAGTGATACCACTGGCATCAGACAGCAAGAGGCCAGAGGGTGAATGGATGCAGTATCAGCAGAAGAGAGCCACAGAGTCAGATGTGATGGCGTGGCAGTCTGGAAACATGGGCATTGTGACAGGGCAGATCTCTGGCGTTGTGGTGGTCGATTGCGAATCAGAAGAAAACGCGCGTTGGTTTATGACGTACAGATCAGCAGGCCTGCTGCCAGGCATGGCCAGGACACCTCGAGGCGTTCATTTGTATTACAGACACACAGGCAGCCTGGTCAAGAATGCCACTCACATCAGAGATGATCATGGTGTGAGTCGATACGATATCAGAGGGGATGGTGGTTATGTGGTAGCGCCACCATCAGTGGTCTCAGGTAATCGGTATCAGTGGATGAGGCCAGTGAGCTCAGTGACTGACCTGCCAGAGTTTCGATCATATTGGCGACCACAGCAACCGGCTCAGGTCACATCAAAACCGACAGCAAAAAGACCTGGCCAGCATCGGAACATCTCACCAGGTGAGAGAAGAGTCAGCAATGGCGCAAACTATATCAAACACATACAGGCCATCAGTGGTCAGGATGGCCACAAAAACACATGGCGAGCGGTCAACAGACTGAGAGACTCAGGGCTCTCAGAAGCTGAGGCACTGCAGTTGATGCTCGAGTGGAATGAGACAAACTCACAGCCAGCGTGGTCTGCCAGTGAGATCGAGTGGAAAGTGAAAGACTGTTACTCAAGATAGAGAAAGCGAGAGAAGCGATGGCGAATTTTAACAATGTTATTTTGATGGGGAACATCACAAGAGATCCTCAGCTCAGATACACACCTGCAGGCACAGCCGTGATCGATATCGGGCTGGCAGTCAATCGTGTGTGGTATGATGCCGACAAGAATAAGCAAGAGAAAGCCACGTTTGTAGATATCACATTCTGGGGCAACCAGGCAGAGACACTCGGGGGATCGATTCAGAAGGGCTCACCACTCCACATCAATGGCAGGCTCGAGCTCGAGCAGTGGGATGATAAGGAGTCAGGCCAGGCCAGGTCAAAACTCAAGGTGGTGGGCGAGGGGTTTCAGTTCCTCGGGTCAAGGCCTGCAGACAGCAACCAGGGGCAACAGCAGCAGCCACCAGCCGGCTCTCGATCACAGCCAGTGCCTGACGATCTACCCTATTGAGTCAATGACTGGCTGCGGATCATGAAATAAATTGCACAAAACAGAGAGCGGCATCGATACTGATGGTATCGGTGCCGTTTTTTCTTTGCGCGATATGGGGCAATTTTATGCAGTGGATCCTGGCATCTGACCTGAGCATTGCAGAGGCCTCTGGTGGAATTCTGGCTCTATTAAGTATTATTGTCATTGGTCTCAAAGGCATCTCACATCTCTCGAGGATCGAGGCCACATCAGATCACAGTCATGGCATGATCACAGATCTGAGAGAGGATCTGGCATCATTCAAAGTCAATCACAAAGAGGACTCAGATAGGCTCTGGTCAAGGCTCTCTCAGCATGATATCGATATTGCAACTCTCAAGGCAGGTGCCAGAGGGGATGGCAACAATGATCGAGCCAAATGACAGAACAGCCAGGCAGATGGCCAGGCTCTCAGGGATTGCATACATCAGAGGGCATCTGGCTCTCGATCTGGCTCTCGAGCTCTATTGTGAGGAGTTCCACTCTGGGGCAGAGTTCCAGTGCAGGGCGTTTGATATCCAGGCCACACACACTCAGGCCTTTGTGTTCTGGTGTGATGAGATGGCAGTGGTCTCGATCAGAGGCACAGAGCCAGAGCAGCTCAGGGATCTGCTCACAGACATCAGGCTCACTCAAGAGGCTGGGCCATTCTCATCAGATCACAGCAAGGTACATCGGGGATTCTGGGCAGCTGCCAGCTCTCTGCTCAATGAGCCAGAGTTTCTGCCGACATGCTGGGAAGCAACACGGATCGAGAAACCACTCTTTGTGACGGGTCACTCTCTGGGGGGTGCAGTGGCCACTCTGGTCTCAGCATCACTGGCTCAGGAGACACACCAGGGCCTGCAGCTTTACACATTCGGCTCACCTAGAGTGGGCAATCATGGTTTTGCGGCGCTGGCAGCCTATGCCACACCTGCTCATTTTAGGTATGTGCATGCTGATGACATCGTGACCAGGCTGCCCTGGTTGATCGGGCTCTATCGGCACACAGGGATCCTCTGTTTTATTGACAACGGCATGAGGCTGAGCGTGAGGCCATCCATGTGGGCATATTACGTCAAGCGATACAAGACAGCACTCTCAGGCCTGATCTCGTTTGCGGGTCGGGCGTTTCGGGATCACTCGATTCTTTTATACATTGCAGCAACTGCTGCTCAACAGGAAGAGAAAGAGAATGAGCATCGATAGTATGATGTCAGATTATCAGGGGCAATTCAGTGAGTCAGACAGCAAGGGGCCAGAGTCAGAGTCAGAGTCTCGATCAGTGAGTGAGTGGGCGTTATTGGCCAGCATTACTCTCTGGCTCAGCAGCATGGCTCTCTGTTTGTATTACTCAGTGATAACAATTGCACAGCTGATAAAGTCAGCAATCAAGTCAATTGCATTGCCGGCGCTGGCTGTGATGGCAATGCTGCCGGCTCAGTCAGATGCAGGTCAGGATGCCATTGTGCTGCTCAAGAATGCTCAGGGGCAATGCTCTGGGGTGTGTGTTGATCAGTCGGGCATCATCCTCACAGCAAAGCACTGCAAGCATGGCGAGACTGTCAGCGTTGTGTTTCAGGATGGCAGGCGAGAGACAGCGGTCAGGCTCTACAAGGGGCCAGGCCTATTTGATGGTGTGACGGTTTATGATATTCCAGGCGAGGGATGGCCAACATGCAGAGTTTCAACACAGGCACCTCGAGCGGGTGAGGATGTGTGGCTCTGTGGATATCCAGCAGGCCAGTGGAGATGCAAAAAGGGCTCAATGATCGGTGACTCAAAACATCTCACAGGCGAGCGATTCCACACAGTCACGATACCAACTCAGCCAGGCTGGTCAGGTGGTCCACTGCTCAACTCAAGGGGTGAGGTGATCGGGCTGCTCTCTCATACAGATGTGGTGATCAGTGGGCTCTCATCTCGACCAGATCCAAATGGCAGATCATATGCTGTGGATCACTCAAGGGTGATTCAGGCATACACTCTGATCCGCAATGGTATCAGGAGCAAGCCAGGGACTCTTGAGGAGCTCGATCAGATAGCAGAGTCTGTGCCAGACGGTCTCGATCAGCCTGCCGATCTCTCAGAGTTTGATGGTGTTCTCATAGTGCTCTCAATGCCAGAATTCTTGACAGATGGCAAGGGACTCTTTGCGGATATCGCAGGGCCTGCAGCGTATGGCATACCAAAGAGACTGGTGAGCCAGGTGAGTGATGGCAGGGCTCAGTTTCTGGCCATCTCAGAGCGGTTTGATCCGGAGAAGTTCACAGCGTTCAATGAGGCTCTCGACATGCCACCAGATCGGCCAGCTGTGGTGGCATTCATACCAAAGACCAGTCAGGGCCTGGTCAAAGGTCTCATTGTCAAAAAGATTGAGAATGAGATCATCAGCAAGCTGGGGGATGTGATATTCTCACCAGTGTTTGAGAGAGTCAGTGCTGGTGATTACCAGAGAGGCATTGAGGTGGCTCAGAGACAATACTCAGCACAGCCGGCAAATGAGCAGAGCATGCTCGACAGAGCCAAAGCAGCGGCACTGGATGAGATCACCAGCAAGATGCCAGACAAAACAGAGATTGCCTCAGCAGTTGCTGCCAAGCTCTCACCAATGCTGCCAGAGGCGATCAGCGGCAAGGTCGAGACAGCAGCCAGCTGGTGGGAAGTGTATCAGCGCGGTGGCCTGGGGCTGCTGGTGATTACAGTGCTGGGCTCTCGAGTGCATTCCCACTATCAAGGCAAAGCTCTCAGGGGCATCCTCAGCAACCTCACAGGCGATAAGGTGAATCCATCGCAACCATCAGTCTGATCACATCAGCGGCACTGGTTGAGGCTCTATCAACCTGGTGGGCATTCAGAGGCTGGTCAAAGATGATCAGCTCTCTCACAGTCAGGCCAGAGGATCTCTCACCACAGGCCAGAGCACAGGCCATCTCAGCTCTGGCCAGACACAACCTCACACAGTTTCCATAGTCAGATCGAGTGGTATAGGTTCTTTTTTGGG